CTCTGTATCAAAAATACGCGCAGTCTGATTGGCAGATGTCGCATTGTGATCCGAAATACCTGTCTTGCCGACAAATTTATCTTTGAGTTCTTCAAGCGAAGCATTGGAAAAGCACTCAAAATCGCGGTCGATCTCGTTATCGCAGAGTATCACCGAAAAAACATACACCTCATCCTCTTTGAGCGGACGGCGTGTGAAACGGTTGATCTTTTCGAGAATATCAGTATTCATAGTTCCTCCTTGTAGTTTTGATCGTATCGGAAATTCAGAGGATGCTCTGCAAATCAGAGCATCCACCTCTTGGTCAATTATGAACCGCTCTTGATCTTGAGCACCTTAACGGCATCCGGAGTGATCTTCTTGAAGCCGCAATTGATAGAAACTGTGATCTGATCGAGCTGGCGGTCGATGAGCTTATCTGTTTCCATAACAAGATCAGTGCTTGTGATAAATTCAAGCGCGAAATCACGGTCTATACCGATGATCTTCTTCTCGGGCGCAGCTGAGCACTTAATGAGTTCAGCACCGAGAGGAATGATAAGTCTACCCTGCGAATCAGCAGAGCAGTCTTTAAGCTGCTCCATAGCCGCGATAAGAGCAGCATTCTCAGGAGAAGCAATAACGGTAGTCATGTCAAATGCACTGAAGCTTCCGTAGAGATTTGCAATATCAGCATAAGCGAGAGTAGTTGTTGCAGTTTCAACTTCATCAGCACCGGTTACGAGCGCTGTAACAGCCGCATTCACAACAGATGCAGCAAGTCTCACGCCGATGCTTCTGAGCATGACTCCGAAAACGTCAAGTCTCTGCTGACGCACAGCCTCATATGATGCACTGATAAGTCTGCCGTATTTTGCAAGTGTAACAGCATTTGCCCCCTCAGTGACAGTAGCCTCAGGAAGAGTTGTACCCTCAGAAGCAGTAGTATAGGTCTCACTGTCATCGAGATCACAGCCAAGATACTGGCTGGAATTCGCAACGGTCTTAGCAGCACAGATACTGCCAAGAATAGTCTCATCGAAACCCTTTCTGATAGAGCGTGTAACAAACTCAGGGAAAAGAACTGCTGTTTCAGTAGATGAGAAGAACTTCTCAACGCAGTCGCAGTCCTGACCGCTGATACGGATATTGAATCGCTTCAGCTGACGCTCAAATGCATCAAGCTTTTCGAGCGGAGTTCCTGCGTAAGCTGAGGAAGGATCGAGTTCCTCAAGAGCAGCGGTAAATGATCTTCCGCTGAGGTTGTAAAGTCCCTTTTCAAGTTTAATATCGTTATACATAATATACCTCCGATTAATTATTATTGTTCGTCTGAGCATCCAGACGAAGTTCGATCTCTCTTGCCTGTGCGTTCTTGAGACGAGCCTCAGCAAGAGCTGTTTCATCCTGAAGATTGATGTTTTCCCATTCAACACTGCAATCCGCCTCTGCACCTATCGAACTCAGATAAGCACCGGCAACATCGCATATCACGGGAGTTATAAGCCGCCTGTAATATTCCAGCTCTGATGTGAGTATATCAGCCTGCTGAGAGGACATCCTCTCCGTTGAACTCCAGTTGAGTCCAAGCAGGAAAGGCGGTATAGACAGCTTTGCAATAAGCTGTTCCAGTATCTGACGTACCGGAACATTGGTGTCAAACAGCTGATTATCCGCGCCGATGACCTTTATGTCCACATCTCCGACTGCCACGAAGTCCTTGACCTGACCATAGCGCGCAGAATTCATGCCGTCCGCCCACTCATCAGCGATCTGCTGAGCACGTTCGCGCGAATACACGAAATCATCTGTACCGCTCTGAGGCTTATAGACTACCGCATATCGCACATTTCCTGCGCGGTCGTAGTTCTGACCGATACATTCGTATATCCTGAGCAGAATACTGCTTAACGCCGGCAGCCCTCTCAGAACAGAGTGTCCGCCAGTCAACGCGGCATACAGGATATTCTCAGGATGCTCGACCTTGTGACATGAACCGTCTTTGCTCCTGACAGTATAAGACCTCGCAAATGGTTCTTTGCCAGCCTGCATACGAACAGCTGAAACATCACCCATCCATAGTCCTGCGATAAGCTGGTTTTCGCTGTCCTGAACTATCTCACAGACCGCGCTTCCGTAAGTCAGAAGACTATCAAGAAAATTATCAGCGAAACAATTTATTGATTTTCCGCTTAATCCTACCGGAACATTTTCAAGGAAACGATCAAGATCATTCTGATATTCCTCATCGCTGCATACAACTCTGAATCCGCCAGTTAAACGAATTATTTTCATCAAAGCTGCATCTATGACCGGAACAGCTGCTCTCAGTCTGTCATAGAGCTCCTTTTCAGCCGGCTGTATGACCGGCGGCAGACTTACGCTCATATCATGAGAACGCGCAGCCGAAATAAGCTCGGGAACATTATGCGAAGCTCCCTTCTTCTTAAATAGCTTCATTTTTCCTCCTTTCGCGCCTTCCTTAACGGACGGCGCACCGAATGATGAACGGCGGCAGTTATTCATCGTCTTACCGAAAGCGCTACCATATCACTGCCTCTTGAACTAAGAATATCGGTAACAAAATACCTCATATCGTCCATAGCGTGATCGTTCTCCTTAACAGGAGCATCGCTGCCGGTCTTTTCGTTCCAGCAATATAGCTGAAATTCGCGTATGATGTCGCTGCATGATTCATGAAAAAGCAGTTTCCCCTCTCTGAGCATAGTGCTTACGCGGCGTATTCCAGCAACAACGTCATTATCAGCCTTTACAACTCTGAATCTTGAATGTCTGCGGATACACTCGATAAAGCTTGCCGCCGAAGGATCAACTATAACATGACTTATCCTCCTGCTGCCGGCAAGCTCTTCCAGAGCTGAATAGTGTTCCTCGTCCGTGCGCTGAACTCCCTCTCGTTTCGAGGAATAGTAGTATTCCTTCAGGCGATGCCATACGCCGTTGTGAAGTCCCCACAGACCAAATGATGAGGGATTGACAGTGCCGTAATCACATGAGATAATGTAGCGTTCGCAGTCTATCTCGCCGGAATAAACGTGCTTTTCCCTGCTGAACATCGGATACACAGCGCCCTGAGCGGCAGTCCACTTTCCGAGCACGAATCTGTCATAAAATGTGCCGGTATAAAGACGCTTGTAGCGATCTTTCATCGAAGAAGTCAGCGAAGGATTATCGTCCATAGTAAAATGGAGATACAGCGCGTGTTTCTCTTCGTGTTTTCTTATCCACTCGTTATAGAACCAGTGCGCCGGAGTATCCGGATTGCAGTTGAACCACATTTTCGAGCCGGCAACAGAACATCTCGCCAGAGCTTGTTCCACAAATGAACGCGGCATAAGTGCGACCTCATCGAAAAAAACTCCGGAAAGCGTCATACCCTGAATGAGCGAGGCAGAGCCCTCATCCTT